CGTATATTAGAGTAATGCACTTTTTAATTGATAAAGCACTGGCGCATTTTAAATATGTGGATGTGATTATCAACCAAGGCAACCATTCACGAAAGAATGATATGTGGATGAACGCGCACTTAAAAGTTGTTTACGGTAAAATCAGCAGGGTTAATATAATAGATAACGACAATGTATTTATACCTTATCGCATGGGTAATACTTTTGTAATGTCACATCATTCAGACAAATGCAGGCCACCTAAGCTTGGCCAAGTAATGATGCACGATTATAGGCAGGACTTTGGCGAAACTAAATACCATTACATCGACATTGGGCATATACACCACAACATGGTTCGTAAAGAGCATGAGAACATGACAATCGAGTCATTCAATCAATTAGCTACGTCAGACGCTTACGCGCACGATGGTGGTTGGCGTTCACGTAGTTGCCTGATAGTAATTAAGCGCTCAAAGACGTATGGCGAAAAAGGCCGAGAAACATTAACGCTAGAAGAGGTAAGAGACAAGCTAGAGAAAGTAAAGCCTGGCACTAACGGGCAGAAGCGAACGCAGGTTTATACTGTTTAACTGGTCGGAGCAGTAAAAAGCTAAAAGTAGTTTATAGTGTAGTTACATTAACAGTATGGATGAATAAATATGTCAAAATCATCACAATTAATTTGCCATTGTTGTAATGCGGTCATAACCGCCCCGCAATATTTTGAGGGCAATAATTATGGATATACTTGCATACTAAAAGTTAACCCATTACAAAAAAGAACAAAAAATAAATCTGTAAATGTTTTAATAACTAAAGTTTGGCATAATGAAAAGTTATCAACAAGATGTGTATTTAATGCTAAATATAATGAAGTTAACTTTAAACATACCGTTTTTTTACCGAAAGGAAAAACACTTTTTTCTGGTGACTATTACACTATTAATTTTGATATATTAAAAAATATAATAAAAAGATAATTTATGCGCGACTGGTCGGAGCAGTAAAAACATAAAATTAGTATATAGTCACTTTACATTAACAAGCGAGAGATAGAAGCATGAAAAACCAAAACGAAGATTTTATCAAAACACCCACAGCAATAGTGATTATTATTTTATGCGTTATTGTGATATTTCTCGGTATTTCAAAAATGGACGCGAAAGATAAAGCAGACCAGTATGATCACTATTGCGAGATGGTAAACGATGGCGACTGGCCTAATTATAAAAAAATTGATTGTTTAGCAGGAGAATAGAGAGATGAAAACAGTGACTTTAATAGATAACATAACTTCAATCACTAATTATTTATCGGGTACTTACGGGTATGAAATAACATTACCAACCGGCGTGGCTGAACGTAATTTAGCATTACGAGAAGCTATGATTTTATTACTTGAAAAGGAAAGAGACCTTAAGCAGTGTCGTGAAGCCATTAGGGTAATGCTAAAAGAGGATAACAAACTATGAATCACTACCACCAGCAATACTTAGACGACATAAGCGAACCAGAGGGCTATGAGCCATCACAGGACGACATTACTACTTGTGTCGATGCGCTACTATCAAATAAAGAACTGCACTTCGGTACGTTGATTATAGAGTCTTCTGATGTAGCCGTACTAATAGCAGAAGATAACAAATTTATTTGGGCTTACACTTGGCTATCAGTAAAAAACCAAAAAGATCAAGCAAAGCTGTTATGGCTAAATAAAGAATTATCTGTTGCCACAGATTTAGTTACGGAATACATGCAGCAAAAGCAGATGATGCCAGAGATTAGGAGTATAGAATTATGATAGACTGGAAACAATTCGCAGAAACTAACAACCTAAGCGTTAACGAGTTTAAAACCGAAATACTTACAGCAGCCTCAGCCGTAGCGATGGAAATGCTAGATACAAATGCCGATAATGGTGAAGCTTTTCAGTTTAGTTGCTCTGATAAAATCTCAAAGATTAGGGTTACTTTCGAGCGTGTAGAATGACAAACGACAGCGCACCAATCTGCTCTGAGTGCAACGCAACTGATAAGCCTATGAGTAATGCAAACGGACGCAGTTGGCTTTGTGATGATTGTAGGTTACCTAGCTTAGACAGTTATAAGTTTAATAGTACTGATGCAAAAAAGCAGTTAGATAAAAAGTAAGTTCAGTAACGCGGTCTTATTTTTTAGCCTCGACATAAAAATCGGGGCTTTTTTGTATTTGTGATATAATCTTAAAATGATAGTATCATAAACATATTAGGAGTTAGCCAGTGGCGAACTTAAAGTTAACAGTTAAACAAGATAAATTTGTAAAAGCTTATTTATTGAATGGGGGCAACGCTAATCAAGCAGCAATCAAGGCCGGTTATAGTGTTAAGACATCGTATTCAATTGGTCAAGAAAACATGACAAAGCCGGCAATAAAGCATCATTTATTAATAGCAAAAGAACTTATTGAAGAAAATCTTTACAAAGGGATTATTGAAGAGTTAAGCGACCTAAGAGGTGAAGTAAAAAGGCTAAAGACTATAGTGGGTGAAGGGGGTGGAGGTAGGATGCCTACAGAGTCAAATAGATATGGAGCTTTAGAAAGAGCGGGGTTTAAGTGTCAGTGCTGTGGAGATAAGCCGCGTAAAAATAACGATGTTGTTTTGCATATTGACCACATACTTCCATTTAGCAAAGGCGGCGACAATGAAATGGACAATCTCCAATCTTTATGTGCTAGATGCAACCTTGCCAAATCAAATTTTTATGATTTTAATCATAATGAGGAGTGGTAATGGTAAAGCTAACCGTGAAGCAGGATGCCTTTGTAAAGCGATATCTTCTTAATGGAGGTAATGCCACCAATGCAGCACTAGAAGCAGGTTACAGTGCCAATACAGCCTCAGAAATGGGCTATGAAAACCTCAGCAAACCTCAAATAAAAGAAGCCATTGAAAAGCATCAAAAAAAAGGTGAAGAATCCTTTATATGGAGCAAGAAAAAGAAGCTTGAAATGCTTGAGAAGATAGCAGAAAAAGCAACTAGTTATGATCCAGAAAAAGGCATGATAAATATGGTTAGCGCCATTGCTGCAATTAAAGAACACAACGCGATGCAAGGCCATAACGCGCCCACCGAAACAGTTAGCAACATAAACGCGACTACTTCACTCGTTGAGATACTTACTGGTGGCTCTAAGCGGTGACAAATCACGACCAGGCGAAGCTTTATCTTAGCCGCATAAATAAACTAAACAATGATGAATTGGCAGATGCGCTTAGTTATAAATGGTTTAGAATGTCAACGCTTTATCACATCAAAGACAAAGCCGGTATCAAGGTATTGTTTGAACCCAATGCCGAGCAAGAAGATTTTTACCTTAATCAGCATTGCCGCGATATTATCTTAAAAGCGCGTCAGCTTGGTTTTACTACATTCAAAATGCTAATGGATTTAGACGATTGCTTGTTTACTGAAAACTTTAGCGCTGGTTGTATATGCCATGACTTGAGCAGTGCAAAAGATATTTACAGAAACAAGATACGCTTTGCGTACCGCAACATAACGCCCGGTCAAGTAGCATTACTTGCTTCATTAGGTTACACGCTACCAACGCCCACCAACGATAAAGACAACGGATATGTGTTTAGTAACGGCTCATCTATACAGGTAAGCACTTCATACCGAGGTGGTACATTACAAAGCCTGCACATATCAGAGTTCGGTAAGATTTGCCGCAAGTATCCAGAAAAAGCCAAAGAAATAGTGACTGGCGCATTTGAAGCGGTTGCGGTTGGTAATGTGATCACAATCGAATCAACTGCCGAGGGTAAGCAAGGTTACTTCTACGATTACTGCAATAATGCAGAAACCAAAGCAAAGCGAAAAGAAAAACTAAACGACTTAGATTTTAAGTTTCATTTTTACCCATGGTACCTGAATGAAGGTTACACTCTACAAAGCGATGAGCCGATACCAGAGCGCATAAGCACATACTTTGACAAGCTAACAGCGCAGACAGGCGTAGAGTTCACACATGGTCAAAAGTCATGGTATACCGCAAAAGAGCGCGACTTGCTTGATGATATGCGTAGAGAATACCCATCAACACCCAAAGAAGCATTTGAGCAATCGGTTGAAGGCGCGTATTACACTAGGCAATTTGCCAGTATTTACAAAGACGGTCGAATATGTAAAGGTTTTAAAAATGATGCTAAAATACACACAGCTTGGGATATTGGCGTAGGTGACAGCACCGCAATATGGTTTTACCAATTAATCGGTAATGAAATACACTTAATTGACTACTATGAAAACAGCGGTGAAGGCTTAGAGCATTACGCAAAGTATTTAAAAAATAAAGATTACGATTACGGCTATCATTACGCACCGCACGACATTGACAACCGCGACTTTAGTAATAATGGGCAGACCAGAAAGCAAGTGGCTGAAAATGGGTGGATAATAGATGGTCATAAGTATTGTTTATACTTTGAAGTAGTACCGAAGTTATCAATTGACGATGGTATAAACCATTCACGCAAAATGCTAGAGAGATGCGTATTTGATATGGATAAATGCAAGCGCGGTATTGAGTGCCTAGAGGCTTATAAGAAAGAATGGAACGATAAGCTTGGTTGCTGGCGTGATAAGCCGCTGCACGATTGGGCAAGCGATGGCGCAGATGCTTTTCGTTATCTTGCAGTTATTGAACAAGGCAAGTCAAAACCATACTCAGGCAAGATGCGCTTTGGTTAACTAATAAACATAGGGCTTTTTTATGACCGATACATACTTAGACCGCCATCAACGCCACGAAATATATTTACAGCGTTTAGCTAGTGAGTTGTTAAACAAATACGCTTACCCGAACCTGACCCAAGCGTATAAAGCGGCTAGGCTTATTGTGCTAGACGTTGACGACCTAAGCGACAATAGCATAAAGCGTAGAATTAACAGCGCGATACTGCAAAGTGAAAATTGGGCTGCATTGACTAAAGAGCTAACCGACACCGCGATTTATGAGGCTGGGTTTTATGCCTCAATGTTTGCAGAGGTGAATGATTTACCGATACCAATGAGAGTGCCTACAGATGCCGCTATTAGCCGAAGCGTTAAAAATGATGTAATGGTATTTGAATCATCTGCGCGCACGTTAGCAGGCACATGGGGAGAACTGGTTGCGCTTAATCTTGCATCAGTTGCGGCTACATACAATAATCAGATACAAGCCGCCAATGCGCTAGGTGAATCACCAACACAGGCGGTCACTAGAATGCGAAACATTACGCAAGGTGCTTTGATGCGTGACGCTGAAAACTTAGTAAGAACAGGGATGGCGCAACACGCGATTAATTCTCGTGAGTTGCTAATGGAAGAAAACAACGACATAGTTAAGCGTAAGTTTTTCAACGCTACCTTTGACAACCGCACAACCAAACAATGTATGAGCGCATCAAGCTCTGCAAGTAATCCTTGGTTATTAGATGACGAATCAGCGCCTAAGTTACCGCTACACTATAACGAGCGCAGTAACTACCTATATTTGATAGAAGGCCAAACAGAGCCAGAAGGTACCAAAACAGCCGTTGGTGGCAAGGATACCGAGGAAGCGAGAGAGGCATTCGATAAACGACAGGCGCGATTAAATAAGCGCAGAGACAACCCAGCGATTGATGGTAAAACATCTAGCCAAGTGCGCTACAGGGGCAGACGCGACCAAGACATATTTGATGTTAACCAAGTCACAGAAAGCAAGTCATCTACTTGGCTACGTAAACAGCCAAGATACTTTGTAAACGATACGCTAGGTCCACAGCGCGCAGCATTGTTTTTAGATGAAGGATTCGCGCTTACTAAGTTTACTGATATGACGTTTAGACCGTTAACGTTGGCGCAGATTAGGGCTAATGGTGCTTAGTAAAACTTGCACACTAACAAAATCCTATATTAATGTTATAATGCTAATATTATACAAAAAAGTGTGCAAAAATGATTGATACTATTACACAGTTAAACGAACTATCAACGATGATGCCAGCCGTTAAAGCGGTGCGTACAGCGGTCAAAGGTGGCACATTCGTTAAACGTGCAGGCTATGTGTATTTGCCTCACCCCAGCCAGATTGACCAGAATACAAAAGAGGCGCAAGTGCGCTATCAGATGTACCTTGCAGGCGCTGACTTTTCAGAGTTCCCCGGTCAAACACTCACGACAATACTTGGTAAGTTAGCTGTTGAAAAACTAGACTTTGAACCACCAGAACAGTTAAATTATTTAATTGATAATGTGGACGGTGACGGCCTTTCATTTGACGGTTTAGCTAAGTCATGCGCGTCTAACATCCTACAAGTTAAGTGGCATGTATTGGTAACTGATTATCGCGGCTTGTCTGACGTTGATACACAAAGCGTTTCAATTGCTGATATTGAAGGCGTAGAGTTACGCGCGAATATTAAGCAGTACAACCGCGAATCTGTATTTGATTACGGTTACAAGCGTATTGGCGGTGTAATGCAATTGAGTTACTTACTGCTTAGAGAGTTATCGAAGTCATCTAAGAAATCGGTAGGCGTTAACCTTGAAGATGATATTGAAACATTTCTATTGTTATCGCTTGATGAAGATGGTAATTATTATCAGCAAAAGGTAGTCAAAGCAGAAAAAGGGTATGTAGAAAGTGAGCGTAACTATGTCACAGTTGCAGGCGCACCGCTTAAATGGCTACCGGTTGAGATTGCATCAGATGAAGAATTGCCAGCCGGAGAGCTACCCGACCAGCTAGGATACCTTGAAGGCATAGTTAACCTTGCGTATTCTCGTTATCGTGTCAGCGCTGACTACAAAGAAGCGATAAGAAACTTACCACCTACAACTTACGTTAGCGGTATGACCGTATCAAAGCATGAGCAATTCACCGAGACAAACGGGCGTGATTATGTTGCCACCGGCGCAGGCTCAGTGAACTTTTTACCAGAGGATGTAACGGTAAAGATTGAAGGGGCAAACACTCAGCTAGAAGGTTACGAGCGCTTTTTTGATCAAAACGCCAAAGGTGTACGCGCTCAGGGTGGAAGCTTTGAAGATGATGACACTTCGCAAAAGACAGCGACAGGTGCAAACATTGATAGTTTTAATCAGACCGCAAAGCTAGGCGGTTTAGCGTCATCACTTGAGGAAGCACTAAGGCGCTCAGTATTGTATTGCGGTATGTTTGAAGGGCTTTACGGTCAAGATGATATTGAAGATAACCTCGACCAGATACAGTTAAGATTACCGCGAGACTTCGCCACCGCTAAATTGACACCAGAAGAAGGATTGATGTATCTAAACTTTAAACAAAGCGGTGATATTAGCCAAGCTGAATTCTTGCGTATTATCGTACAGGGTGGCTTAACGGTCAGCGATGTAGAAACAATTGAGGGTGAGTTATCACTACAACCGCCACCACTTTTGACATAATTAACTAAACGTATTAAAATTAGATTAAATCAGCCAATCGTATTGGCGTAAATACCAACACTTAAAAGGCAGTGCCATAAAATGAGTGACTATACACAAGAACAGTTTGACGAATTACCAGAGTTTGCAA